ACTGGAGCGCATGGAGGAGCAAATGGACAAGCTTACAGATGACGGCGAGCCGCGCACGCCACTGGAGCGCATCAAGGCGGCGCATCAGTTCAAGCGTGAGCAAATACTCTATGGTACTGAGGATGAGCTCGACTGGAGCGAAGATATTCTGCCCGGACAGGCTGGTCTCAAGCAAGTTTGGGCCGACGATGACGGCAAGCTATGGCTGATCGTACGTAATGACGATGGCCAGTTGAAGCTGAAGCGCATATGGCAGATCGTATAAACAGGTTTTTCAGGCCGGATAGTCCAAGCCGAGTTCTCGCTTTCGGGCTTGCTTTGGGCTTTTTGATCGGCGTCGTCTCTACCCTCATCCTTCTGGGTAATCCTTGATCATAACGGTCAACTGGATTAGGTTGACCGGGGTCAACACCATGAGGACATCATCATGCCGTCATCGACGACGATGAAAAATCTTACATTGGCAAGCGCGCAGCACCTCATGAACATGGGGCATATCACGCCCGCGCATCACGCCAAGATCAAAGCCGCAGCGATGAAGATGCCGAAAATGGCATTCGCGAAGTCACCTGCCCCCAAGCTGCAAATTCCCAAGAAGCCGGTGGCGAATGCTTTCGGTGCGCTCGGCGGCCCGCAGCAGGCACAGGGGTCGGTGCCGGGCGTTCCCGGTATACCCGGAATGGGCGGCGTTCCCGGCGCGCCCACCGCACTGCCCGGTCTAGTCGGTCTCAGTTCATCTGACGAATGACTTAACCCAAAAGGAGGATTTTATGCAGCCGTTCCTAGCGTTGATTACCCCGGTGAGTGGCGGAGAGCCAGCCCATCCGATCGCACCGGGCGGACCGGTGCCAATGCCACCGATCTACTATCCTCCAAGTTCTCCGGGCGTGCCAGCCCATCCGATTGCGCCCGGTGGACCGCCGCCGAGTGTCTCGCATCCAATCCCTCCCCTTCCTGCGCATCCGATTGTAATCCCGCCGGATGCGATTGCGCCCGGGGTACCTACGCATCCGATCTATATTCCAGTCTATCCGGCGCATCCAATCGTCATACCTCCCGGTTCTCTTGGAGGGGGTAAACCGGAGCATCCAATCTATCTACCACCACCGATCACGGGTTTGCCGGAGCATCCGATCGTGATTCCACCTGACGCGATAGAGCCGGGAGTACCCAGCCATCCGATTGTGATTCCGCCGCCGCCATTGGGCATCTGGGGCGGTGCCAACGAGCCGTTCCCGACGCCGCCGATCTTCCTGCCGCCGGACTCGCCGGAGCGGGACAAGCTGATCGAATGGCATATCGGCTGGAGCGAGAATACCGGATGGGTGGTGGTTGGCGTACCTAATCCGCCGCACCCGACGCCATCGAAGTAAGCAGAGCTCGGCGCGGCTAGGGTTGGCCCCTGAAAGGCTGGCTGCACCTCCAGCCTGCCGCGCTGGGACCACGATGAGGGAGGAGGAAGATGGCCAAGTTGACTGCGGCCCGCCGTAAGGCAATTCCGACCTCTCAGTTCGCCGGTCCGGACCGGTCCTATCCCATCATGGATAAAAGTCACGCACGCAACGCGTTATCCCGGGTGAGCCAGTACGGCAGTCCGGCTCTGATTGCCAAAGTGCGTGCGGCGGTGCATCGTAAGTATCCGTCGATCGGCAAGGAGGGCAAGTCGCGTTCATTCGGGAGCTTGATACATGACTAAAAGAAAGAGCAGGCTATTTGAACGTAAGGGCTCCGTCGTTATCATGGACCGTGTCGACCCGCATGCTTTTGACGGCAAATGTGAGCTGTGTGGCGCGCTCGGCGAGCTGCGACCTTATGGCCCGAACAACGAAAATATCTGCTTTGACTGCGGCATGAAGGACAAGGCAATTACAAACCGGATGTTCAAGCAGTTTATTGATGGACAAACCTGATCATGCCGATCGTCTCGAAACAGCAAGCGCGTTTCATGTACGCCCATCAGGATGACCCCGGGCGGCTCGGAGATGTCGCCAAGGAATTCATCCAAGCTAGCCCGCACGGCAAAGGTGCCTACAAGGGGCTGCCGAAGCGTGTGAAGGGTAGCAAGTCGACCCGCCAGAAAACCATGCGCCGGTTTGGCACGCTCGCGATGGAGTAGCTAATTGGCTCTGGAGCCGCCACCGCGGAAGATATCCAAGGCGGCAGCTGACTATGGCGAAGGTCTGCCGCAGGCACATTGCGGCATCTGCCAGCATTTCACCTCACCCAACAAATGCTCCGTCGTCATTGGGGCCGTTGCGTCAGAAGACTGGTGTAAGTACTTTGCGCGAGTGAAGCGGAAGTTCGGTTCGCTCAAGACGGAATAGCCCTGATGAGTGGTGACCCGTTCTGGTCAAATGTCGTGCTGCTGATGGGGTTCGAGGGTGCCAATGGCGCAACCAGCGGCCCGGGCCTGACGGATGAAAGCCCAGCGGTGCACGGTACTGGCACCCTTATCAATGTCACCCGTGGCAATATCAGCACCAGCCAGTTCGAGTTCGGAACCTCGTCGCTGTTCATTAATGGGACCGGCGGCCCGTCTGGTTTGACATTCCCCGATAGTAACGACTGGAATTTCGGTGCTGGCCTCTTCACAATCGAGACGTGGGTCAGGTTATCTACCATTTCCGGGTCTCAGGTTTTTGCCTCGCAGTGGGGAACGTCAGGGCAATTTGGTTGGCAATTCGGGATGACTGGAGCGTCCAATCTGAGTTGGTATGTTTCGACGGACGGCACGAGCATTCTGACCGATATTGGCGGCACATGGTCGCCGGTCGCCAATACTTGGTATCACGTTGCAGTAGACTACGACGGCACCAAGTATCGGGTCTATGTCAATGGCGTCATGACTGGGTCGTCCGTGACCCCACGAACCATATTCAATTCAAACCTTGCTCTTGGAATCGGCTCTTATTCTACTGGCCTCAATTTGATGAATGGGTTTGTCGATGAGTTGCGCATTACCAAGGGTGTTGCGCGTTATGCCAGCGACGGCGGTTTTGTTGTCCCAACGGCAGCATTTCCCAGAGGTCCAGCAGTTACGACCTTCAACGTCAGAGCCTTTGGCTATGTTGGTCTGGCGCAGATGGATATCTCGAAACAGCAGCGATTCTCGGATGACCTCGTATGGATATCGACGGAATCACCGGTCTGGTCGCAGGCAGCGGCCTCGAATGCTGCGACACCGGTTTCGATCATTTTTCCCGGTCCCGGCACGGATACCGCGAAAGTGCTCGGCATCGAGGTAGCTGACGGCAATCAGATCAGATATGAACTGCAGCTGGGACCGAATGCGAGCAATGCACGAGTCCCGGGTAACCTGTCTCGTCGCATGAGTGGCTTCAACTATATCGCATGGGCGGCCGGCTCGATATTCAGGTTCGTTGACGCGGCCAGTTTTCCATAGTGGGCGACCAGAGGTGGGAGTATGGCGTTTAACGTCAGAGTGTTCGCCTACAACGGTCTGGCGCAGCTGTTCGTTTCCAATCAGCACCGGCTCTCTGACGATTCGGTGTGGGTATGCGAGGAGCCGCCGGTGTGGTCGCAGATAGCGGTCACGAACGGCGCGACGCCGGTCTCGATCACATTCCCCGGTCCCGGTGCGGACACTGCGAAGGTTCTCGCCATTGAGATTACTGACGGCCAGCAAATCAGGTATGAGGTCCAGCTGCTCGGTCCGACTGCGAGTAATGCGCGAATCCCGGGCAATCTATCCCGCCGCATGAGCGGCTTGGACTATATCACATGGACGGCTGGAGCGACCTTCAGTTTTGTCGAGGCTGCGAGTTTCCCATGAAAAAAACTGCCGCTATTGTTATCCTGCGAGCGCTGCACAAGCGGAAGGGAAAATCCGATCGCGACCTCTTGCGTGCGGCATTGAGTGACGCCGGCTATCTTCCTGCCACCTTTCAGGTCACCATCAACCGCTTGCGCAATCATCGCCTCATCAGCGATATCAAGGGAGGCGACTTGAAAATTACAGCTCGGGGCGAGGAATACAGGAATGCCTATCCCGACGTCGAAGGCCTTTCCTCGTGAGTGAGCCGGTTTCCATCCTGAAGGCGACGCCGACCTACAAAGAACTGATGATGCGCTTTGCCAATCGCGAGCGGCGCATGAACAGCATGTATGCCATCCTCAACGAGAGCGGCCAGATCGTGCCTTACCGGCGCCGGCCGGCACAGGCGCGCTATGCGGCCGAGCAATGGCTGCTCGACATCATCGTCAAGGCCCGGCAGATCGGCTTTTCGTCCGAAATCTCCATCGATATCGCCGACCAGTGCCTGTGGCGGCGCAATTTCACCGCCGGCATCATCGACTACACGCTCGACGACGCGCGGCTGAAGCTGCAGAAGGTCCGGACGGCTTACATGGGCGCGCCAGAGCCTGTGCGGGAGGTGGTGCGGCTGGTGAAGGACAATGAGGAGGAGCTGAAGTGGTCGAATGGTTCGACATGCTATGTTGGGACCAGCCACCGCGGTGGTACGTTGCAGTACCTGCATATATCCGAATTTGGCAAGATTGCCACGGACAAGCCCGACATCGCCCGCGAGATCATGACTGGTGCATTGAACACGATTGCGCCCGGGCAGAAGATCAAGATCGAATCGACGGCGCATGGCACGTCTGGTTCGTTCTACGACATGGTGAGGAAGGCCGAGGCGAAGGCAAAGAGCGGCCAACCACTGTCACGGCTGGACTTCCGGCTGCATTTCTATGCGTGGTGGATGGACTCGAAATACGTTATTCAGCCCAATCTGGCGATCGTCTCTCAGGAAATGAGAGAATATTTCGATGGCCTGCGCGCCAAGCATGGCATCATGCTGACACCCGACCAGAAGGCTTGGTACGTTCTCAAGTATGAGATGCTCGGCCGCGACGACATGCATTCGGAATTTCCGAGTGCAATGGATGAGACGTTCTTCAACAGCATGGAAGGGACGTGGTTCAAGCGGGAGATGCAGAAGGCACGCGAGGAGCGGCGGATTGGCTACAACATTCCGCACGATCCCAACTATCTTGTGCAGACGTTCTGGGACATCGGGCTCGAGAACAAGAACAACCAGAACGCCATCTGGTTTCACCAGACGGATGGCACCCGGCACCGGGTGATCGACTACTATGAGAATGTCGGCGAGGGCATCCAGCACTACGCGGCGAAAGTAAAGGAGATCGGCGCCAAGCGTGGCTTCACCTACGGCAAGCACTATGGTCCGCACGATATCGGGCATCGCAGCTGGGAGGATAACGCGCGCACGCGCAAGGAAATCGCCAAGGATTTGGGTATTGATTTCCAGATGGTGCCGCGGGTGCTCGACAAGGAGGACGCGATCGAGGCGCTGCGCAAGATGCTGAACCTGACGTGGGTTGATCAGGAGCATTGCGCGCGGCTGATCGAGTGCCTCGACAATTATCGCAAGACATGGTCGAAGCAGCTGGCGCAGTGGACCTCGGTGCCGCTGCACAACTGGGCGAGCAACGCCGCGGACGCCGGCATGACTGGCGCGGTGGGTTTGAAGCCGGGTGATATCGGGCTGGCGGACGGCAGCCGATCGAAGGGTCGGCGAGAAGTGAAGGGTTCACAATGGGCACAGTGACATGACGCTATCCGGTATCAGACTAGTCAGACAGGTGTTCAGTGAGCTGCTGCCGCCCGGATATACCGTGGGGCCGGTTTATATGAGCTACGCACACGAGCACGACGTCGAGTGGCAGGTGCTGACGTTTCATGTTACAGCTCCGGACGGCCAGCCTTTGGTGCTTACGTCCGAAAAGGTTCCAGCTCGCGACGATATCAATGAGCTGGCAAAACGCGCTGCCAGCAGGTTTGCAGAAGGGTTATTGAAAAATGAGCCACCTCCAGCAGGCAATTGAAAACATGGCAGCCAACGACCCGACGCTTATCCGGGTCAAGAAGATTCCGGTTGGCACTGTCGTCAGGTTCTACGGCCGCAGCGGTGCAATGCGGCAGGGCCGCAACGAATTTCCGGCTTTCGTGCTCAAGCAGCATCCGGATGACGGCAGCCTCGACCTGATCGTGTTTTTCGAGGCGGAGGACATGATCTGGGAGCAGCGGGTGCGCGCCTACGACGAAGCCACCAATCCCCACCACAGCTGGTCGCCTGTCGAGCCGATCGAGGACGATCGCGAGGTAAAGCCGGTGCTTTATGGCACCGACGAGGCATCAGATGCCACTTTGGCGCTGGACGCCGCCATTGATGGAATGGCTGGGGAAATTGAGGGACTGCGCCAGCAGATGTATGGCGAGTATCAGCCGCCGGACAAGTCTATGATCGAGTATCTCGCGGACTTCGACAAGAGGCTACGCGAGCTGGAGATGAAACTGGAGCGCAAATTGAGGAAGTGAGATGGCGCGAGCCGCTGATCAAATCCTTGATGATGTCACCTATTCGGATGTGACGCCGGGTGCCGAGAGTGACATGCGGTCATCTCAGGACGAGGGCGAGCGCAAGGCGGCAATTCCACTGTCGAAGAGAGACCCGAAGGCTCAATTTCTCATTCTGCGGGCCAACACCAATGCCGATCTCGAGTATTCGGCTAAATGGCGCCGACAGGCGACCGAAGACTTGGGATTTGTCGCTGGTGACCAGCTGTCGCGGGAAGACAAGCAGCTGCTGGACGAACAGGGGCGGCCACATATTGTCTTCAATCGTATCGAGACCATCCTGAAGGCGATTGCCGGCATGGAAATCAATGGCCGGCACGAGATCAACTTTATCCCGCGCAATAATGCTGACACCGCCAAGAACGAACTGCTCACCGCGGTCTCGAAATGGATGGGTGACGGCTGCGATGCCGAGGATGAGCAGTCCGAAGCATTTCAGCAAGCGATGAGTGCCGGTCTCGGGGTTTCGGAATGCCGCTATTCGTTCGAAAATGAGCCAGAGGGCTCATACATCGAGGAACAGATCGACTGCCGCGAGCTGGTGTGGGACCGCACCGCACGCAAGAAGAATTTGAGGGATGCGCGACGACTGGGACGGTTGCGCCGCATGCCACTGGGCGACGCTTTGCAGATGTTTCCCGGCAAGACCAAACTGCAGATCGATGCCCAGTGGGCCAATACGCAGTACCTCGACGAGGCGACGCTGAAGTCGATCGAGGAAAAACGCATCCGCGAGGAAAACACCGCGCTCTGGGAGGACTATGACGATCGCAACGAGGTGACGGTCGTTGTCATTCAGTGGCGGGAGCGCGAGCCATACTGGCGCGTTGCCGATGTGGCCAGCAATACCATCCAAGACTATACCGAGCCGCAATACAGCAAGATCAGCGGACGGTTGAAGGCGATCGGCAAGCGAGTGGGCGCTAATGTCGCCATCCACGCCCGCAAGGCTTTCCGCTGGCGTTATTATCAGGCGTTTCTGGGTGCCGACGCATTGCTGGAAGCCGTTCAGCCGGCGCCATGCGGCAATCAGTACTCGTGGGGCATAATCACGGGCGCCTTCGATGCCAAGACACGGCAGTGGTATGGGCTGGTGCGGGTGATGCGTGACCCGCAGATGTGGGCCAACAAGTTTATGTCGCAGATCATGCAGATCATGAACGCCACGGCGAAAGGCGGCATCTTGGCGGAGGCTGATGCCTTCGACGATCAGCGTGAGGCGGAAGAGACCTATGCGATGCCGGAGGGCATCACGTGGATGTCGCCCGGCGCGCTGTCCGGCCAGAAGCCGAAGATCATGCCAAAGCCCGGGCAGGGCGACCCCAGCGCCTACGTCAATCTTCTGACCTATGCGGTGAGTTCGATCACCGCGGTGACCGGCATCAATCTGGAGTTGCTCGGTCAGCAGGACCAGCAGCAGCCGGGCATTGTCGAACACATGCGCAAGCAGGCCGGCATGACGGTGCTGGCGACCATGTTCGATTCGCTGCGTGGTTTCCTGAAGATCGTCGGCCGCAAGCGGCTGTATTTCATCCAGACGCGCGTTGCGGATGGCACCATGGTGCGGGTAGCCGGCCCCGAATATGCCGGCGTAGTGCAGGTAACCAAGGACAAGACGACTGGCACCTATGATGTTGTGGTCGACGATGCGCCGACCAGCCCGAACATGAAGGAAGCCAACTGGGCGATCATGCAGCCGATGCTGACGCTGTTCAAAGACCAGCTGGCGGCCCAGCCAGAGCTGTTATTGCTGGCGCTGGAATACTCGCCGCTGCCGACGCCATTCGTCGACGCCATGAAGAAGGCTTTGGCGAAGGCACAGGCCAGCGACCCGGGCCAGCAGCAATGGCAGGAGAGCATGAAGCAGCTGGCGATTTCCAAGCTGACGGCGGAGATCAACAAGGACCAGAGCATTGCGGAGATGAACAATGCCAAGGCTGGCGCCACCAGCTCGACCGCGACCTATGATCTGGCAATGGCGCAGAATCTGCTGGCGAAGAACGACATTCAGGGATTCGAGCATCACATCTCGGCGATGAGCGAAGCGGCAAAGGCCGAGCTCAACAAGGCCAAGGCGGCGCATGCCATCGTACTGGCGCACAAGGACGCACAGCAGGTTGGCATCGATGCGCAGCAGCACGGCAGCAACATGATGAGCGATGCTACCGACCGGGCCGTGGCCCGCCATGGCGCTGCGGTCGACACCGCGGGCGCGGCAGTAGACCATCACAGTGCATTGACCGATCGTATTCATGCCCATCTCGCTGCGCGCCAGCAGCAGATCGAGGCGCTGCAGGCGGCAGGTGACCAGCAGCTGACTGCTCAGCAGCTGCAACAGCAGGATGAGCACAACAGGCGTACTAGCGATATTGCCAGAATGGCGGCAACTCAGCCGCCGCCAGAACCAGAGACCCCATGATTTCGGCGAGACATGCGCTGCTACGGCAGGCGCAACAATATTTCCATATGCATCTGCTCGGTGTCGTTAGATGGGATGACGTCATCGTCGACAAGCCGATTCCGATTCCGCCCGTGCGGGGAAACCGGGAGCAGGGCAAGTTCAAGGACATCGTGGTAACGCACTTCAATGGTTTTCGGATGGAACTGATCGGGCCATTCGAGAGTGATGAGCCGCTGGGCCTGATCAAACTAAGTCGCGGAGATAATTGGTTCGAGGGAACGCTGGACGCGGTAACTTGGTCTCGGGCCGCGGACTTCATCAAGCGACATAAACAGCAGGGAGCCGACCATGGCACCGAAAGCACAACCACTACCACTGGAGCCGGAGACGATTGGGGACGTTGAGGAAGGAACGCCGCCGCCGGAGTCGGAAGTCGACGATCTCGGACTGACACCAGACGAGCGCACGGCCTTCGACGGCATGAGGGAGGCCGACAGAGGCCTTCCGGAGGCTCCAGAGAGCGATGAACCGGAGCCGGCTGCCGACACCCCGGCCGGGGTCGACAGGCCCACCCTTGAGGCTCCGCCCGCTCCTGTGGAGGCAAAGAAACCGCCTGCTCCGGCGCCCGAGGAGGACGAGGAGCCGGATACGGTCGTTACCGACCCCCGGACCGGCAAGCAACAGCGCACCATTTCGTTCGGCAAGCACCAGCGGCTGCTCAACAAGGCCCGGCAGGATGCCGAGGCACTGCGCTCTGCGGCCGAGGAAGGCCGGGTTAATCAGGCCAAGTTGGCGGAGCGGCTGGCCATTCTCAACGAGGCGCTGACGACGGCGCCTCCGCCACAGCCACGGACGCCACAGGAAGAGGAGCATTTACGCCAGCAGGAAATCGCGCAGAACCCGCTGCTGGAGGATACCATCGACCCGTCGATCGATCTGGCAGGGTCGATCGCGCAGCTGCAGCGGCGTCAGGTCTTCATGGCCAATGCGTCGTTCTCCCAGCAAGAGGCGACACAGGAGCAATTGGCCGATCAGACGATGCTCCGCGACTTCAGCCGTGACACGGCAGCTTATGCGACGACGCAGGAGGGTGAGCATTTCTTCGGTCCGGACGGCGCCTATCAGTATCTCAAGAACAGCCGTCTCGTGGAGCTCGGCATCGCGCTGTTCGACAAAGACCCGACCGACCCGAACGAGCAATTCACGCAAGCCGAGATCAACAAGATGATTTCGGACTTCAACGTCGAGGAGAAGTGGGTCGTCAACAATGCTCTGACGGCGGGCAAGTCGCCAGCCAAGGCGATTATGCGGCTGGCCAAGGGGCGTGGTTGGAAGGCGCCGTCAGCACAGCAAGCTGCAGCTGGTACCCAGCAGGCGAAACCGGCACAACCGAGCGCCCGGCGAGTGCCTCCGCCCATGCCCACCCCCAGTGCGGTCAGGCAGTTGCAGGCAGAACAGGCCGGCGCGGCAGCTTCGCGGTCGCTGTCGGACGGTGGCGGCGCTCCTCCCGGCGAGCCCCTTTCGATGGAGCAATTGCTGAAGATGAATGATGACGAATTTGGCATATACATCGACAATCTGCCGCCCGCACGGCTGCAGGCATTGATGGGCCGGGAATTTCCGGGGCGCGGCTGACAGGAGGATGAGATGAGCTGTCTCAGTCTGAGTTTCGTTGAGCAGTTATGCGTCTGGCTGATCATCGTCATTGCCATCGTCTCGATCATCAAGCTATTGGTGCCGTTTCTGGCCGGCTTGGTCGGATTCCCGATTGTCGGCCAGATCGTCAATATCGTTCTTTGGGCAATTGTGGCGATTCTGATCGTCTACATCATCTTCGCTCTGCTCAGTTGCCTGCTGGGCGCTGGAGGTAGCTTGCATCTACCGCGGCCGTAGGATATTAAGAGGTTACCGGGTAATATGCTGAACCCGTAAGCTTGAGGCTTTGAAGTCAGCCTGTTTTGTGGGTGATCGGAAAACCCTCCCGCCCTCTGCAGTGGGGCGCTTATAAACAGTCTGCACCCATGCATATCGCAAACTGCGCCGCGGCCCCCTATGGGGCCGGGCCATCTTCGCAGGGGTGCCAAGTGGCGTCCGTTCCACGACTTGAGCGGCTGAACGAATTGTTCCGTTATGACCCCGAAACCGGGCATCTCATACGGCGCATTTCGACGTCGTCGCGCGCTCGGGAGGGGACAAGGGCTGGGTACCTGCACGAAGCGAGTGGGTACCTATGGGTTAATGTCGACAGCACTCCCTATCGGCAGCATCTCCTCATCTGGCTTATGGTTTATGGCGAATGGTGTCCTCGCCTGATCGATCATTCCGATCGCGACCGAAGCAACAACCGCCTCGGTAACCTCCGAAAAGCGACCGAATCTCAGCAGCACCAAAATGCTGGTTTGCGCCGCGACAATATGTCGGGGGAGCGCGGTGTCCGTCAACATGCCTGTGGGAAATACACTGCCAGACTGTATGTCGACGGTCGAGAAACGCATCTGGGCTTGTTTGATACGCTGGAAGAAGCCGCTGAGGTCGCGCGGTTGGCGCGCCAGACGCATTATGGCGCCTTTGCGCCACTCTACGACAGAGCGAGGTAAAGCGCCATGTCAACTACAAGCTTTCCGGTTAACGATTCAATGGCCGTCAAGTTGTGGTCGCGAGTACTCGACTACGAGGCTCTCAAATACACGGCGATCGCACCTTTGATTGGCGACGATGAAAATTCCATCATTCACATGCAGGATGCATTCACGAAAGGCCCGGGTGACGCCATCACCTATGCCATCGTGATGCAGCTGGCGCAGGCTGGTTTCTCGGAAAACCAGCTGGCCGAGGGCAACGGTGAAGCACTCACCACCTATTCCGATCAGCTTGTGATCAACGAGCTGATGGCGGTGGCTGGCGTCAAATCCCGGCGCACCATCGACCAGCAGCGTGTGCCATGGGACTTGCGCAACACGGCGAAGGGCCGTCTCGGCGACTGGTACGCCAAGCGTTATTCAGTGGCTTTCTTCAACCAAGTCTGCAGCTACAATGTCCAGACCGATGTTCGCTACACCGGCCTCAATCCAACGACCTTGGTATCGCCGACCCGTATCATCCGGCAGTCTAATCGGGCGAGCGATGATCTTCTGGTCGCTGGTGACACGTTTACTCTCGACATGATCGACAAGGCGAAGGAATTGGCGATCACTGCGACGCCGATGATTCGGCCGATACGCATCAAGGGCAACAATGGTCCGCGAGGACAGGGCCGCAGCGACTTCGGCAATACGCTGGAGGATATGTACTGCGCCTACCTGCATCCGTACCAAGTCACGGCAGTTCGCCGCAACACCTCGACCGGTCAGTTCATCGATATCCAGAAGGCGGCATCGATGGGCCGGCAGGATACCGGCAACCGCATCTTTTCCGGTGCCATCGGCATGTACAACTCGACCATCCTGCGCTCGGCTTACGACGTCACGGATGGTGTGTCTGCAGCCAACGTCGATGTGCCGACCGTGCGGCGCGCGGTGTTCCTCGGCGGACAGGCGGCGATGATGGGGTTCGGCCGCGACAACAGCCCGAACAAGCTGACGTGGAACGAGGAACTGTTCGACCACAAGCGGCGCCTTGAGATTTCTGCGCTGACCATCCACGGGATCAAGAAGACCCGCTACAACAACGTCGACTACGGCACCATCGTGATGTCGACTTACGCGGCGCCTGCGACCTAAGGAGAACGGACATGACTACTGGTGTTCTCGGCACGGCTGCCCGGCAAGACCCGCGGCAAGTCACCAACACGATGAAGAAGACGATCAACTTCAACGACGCTGCAACCGGCATTGCTGTTCCATTCGCCAATTATCTGCCGCAGGGCGCTTTTCTTACCGGCGTTTGGGTTGAGGTGGTGACGGCGTTCAATGGCACCACGCCCACGGTGACGGTCGGCATCAGCGGTGGCGCTGCCAACAGTATCGTACAAGCTGGCGACGTGGTGTGGACTGCAGCGGCGCCCGCTATCAATATCGCGCGTGGGCTCGGCCGGGCGCTGACGGCGGCTGCCGATGTGCTTCCGACAGCGACGTGGAATGCGACCGGCGCCCCGACGACCGGTCAGGCGATCGTCGTGCTGGAGTTCGAAGGCGGCTGGCTGTCCTAGTTTCTCCCTAGACTTGGGCCGGGCGGCCGACCCCGCCCCGCCTCTTTTGCGAGGTGAGACCCATGATGAAGCGCTTCCTCAACTCAGCTGCCAGCGGTGCCATCTTTGGATTAGCTGCCATGGCTACGGTCGCAATGGCAGTGACCTTGACTGGACGCAACAGCGACCGCTATCGCTCGATCGATCAAGTCGGGATGAATGCCGTCTTTCCCGAACTCGGCATCACGGCGACGCCCTCGGGCACGATCGCAACGGCCTATCAGCTCACTGCGGGTGTTTCGCTGGTATCGACGGTCGCCACCACGGGTGATGCCGTCAAACTGCCTTCGACGACGGCATTCGGTGCCCCCACCAACCTCGATGCCTCGCTCAATGTGGTTGTCGCCAACAACGGGGCCGCAGTCTCGATGAACCTGTTCCCGTTCGCGGCGACCGACATTATCATTTCGAATGGTGTCGCAGGTGGTGCAGGAGCTGCACTGGCGGTCGCCAAGCTTAAGTCGGCGGATTGCTGGTCGTTCTCTACCGGGATATGGTTCTGCACGGTTGGATGAGCGGATGAGGCACCATGGCCAACGATCTGACGGCGATGATCTTCCGCATCGCTGCGGAGCTGGGGGCCAGATTTGACCTAGCGGGTGCCATCGGCTCGGCAAATCAAGCGCAGCCGAACAGCGAGGCCATCCGCAACGCCATCAACACGGCGATCAGCGTCTACCAGAAGCAGCGCTTCCGCTTCAATGAAATAGACCCCAGCAATCCGCCGACATTCTCCACGATAGCCGGGGATTCGACCTATTCGACCACCGACAATCCAATCATCTCCTCGGCTTACTTCATCGACTACCTCAACATCCAGATCGGCAATACGCTGATGCGGCTAGATCAGGTGTCGCCGGAGCGGCAGCACCTGAACATCCAGCTGTTCACGCAATTTGGTCTGCCGACCAGCTACGCCTATGAGGGCAATACGCTTATCCTGTATCCGATTCCGGTGCAGGTTTACACGATTTACATCGGTGCCCACATTTTCATGCCGGGACCGCAGACCGACAGCGAAGCGAACAACGTCTGGATGATGCCGACGCAGGGTGAGCGGCTGATTCGTTGTCGTTCGAAATATGAGGTCGCGCTGCATGTCACCCGCAATCAGCAGATGGCGGCGGCGATGTCGCCGGAGCCTGACGGCAATGGTGGTCAGCCGGGCGAGGCCTACAAGGCTTGGCGGTCGCTGAAGGCGGAGGGCAACAAGGTCACTTCAGTGCGGTCGCGTGTCAAACCCATGGCGTTCTAGATGGCGAAGGTTGGCAAGCTCATTTCGTTTCCAGATTATGCGCCGGACGTCACGCCGCTCGGGACGGCGGATTCGCAGACGATATACAATGTGGTGCCACGCGGCGACGGCTACGGACCGGTGCCGAGCCTGCAACAGTTCACGAACGCACTGCCGGGACCATGCCGCGGCTATTTCTTTGGACGCAAGACGGATGGTTCGATAGCCATCTTTGCCGGCACCGCCACCGATCTCTATTTGCTCAACAATGCCAATTTTCAGTGGGTATTGGCGTCGAAGGGCGGCATTTCCTACGGGGCTCTGCCGTCGACGGACAACTGGTCATTCGCGCAGTTCAATGATCTCATCATCGCCTGCCAAGCCAATACGGTGCCGCAGAAGTTCATTCTGACGACCGCATCGAACTTTATCGATCTTGGCGGCTCGCCGCCGCAGGCAGGCTCGATATCGGTCATCGGCTTCTTTGTTGTTCTGAGCGCGCTGACATCCAATCAGCGGCGGGCGCAATGGAGCGATCTTGATGCGCCAGAGATATGGGCGGCAGGGTCTGGACTGTCTGACTTTCAGGACTTCCCCGATGGCGGGTCATGCATCGCATCGAGCGGTGGCGACGCCTATGGATTGATTTTTCAGGAGCAGTCGATCAGATCGATGACCTATGCCGCCGGCAATCCGGCAATCTTCCAATTCTATCGCTTCTCGACGCAGGAAGCGCTATTCGGCAAGTACTCCATCATCAACATCGGCAATCTTGTCTTCTACATATCGGCTACTGGCTTCAAGCAGATTCTGAGTACCGGCGACCCGACACCGATCGGTAAGGAGAAGATCGACCGGACGTTTTTCAACGACGCCGACAAGGGCAATCTGCAGCTTGTGCTCGGCGCATCCGACCCGTCATCGACGCGAGTCTACTGGGCCTACAAGAGCCTGTCCGGAAGTGCGGGGCTGTTCGATCGTATCCTCGTCTACGACTATGCTCTCAACAAGTGGACGAGAGTTAACCTTTACGGCGAGTTCATCGCGACGCTGGCCAAGCCGGGAGTATCGCTTGAACAGCTGGATGCGGTTGCGCCACAGCAGCTGCTTGTCACCAATGCCCTTGCATCCCCGGTTACGCCGTTGATTCGGCTGACGCTGACGGCAACCTCCAACAGCTACTTCAACATCGCCGGCCAGAATTTCATCGTGGTGCAGGGCATCATCGGAACCGGCGGCTTGACTGCGGCGGCCAACGGAACATGGAAGGTCAACATCATCGACTCGACACATATCGATCTGATCGGTTCGACTTTTGTCGGGGTCTACACTTCTGGCGGGGCCATCGGTGGCTCGTTAGATGCACTCGGCTTCTCGCTCGACAGCGTTGCCAAATCCAGCATTGCGCAGCTGTCGGCATTCGACAACACCCACTCGCTCGGGTTTTTCAATGGGCCGACCTTGGAGGCGCTGCTCGAGACGCCTGACGCAGATGGCGAAGGCCAATATCTCTTCACTGATATCATCATGCCGATCACTGATGCGACACAGGTCTATTGCTCGGTGGGATGGCGCAACAGTCCGCAAGGACTGCCGCAGTACACCAAGGAGCAGATCGTCGATGATCAGGGGCAGGCCTGCTTCAATCCGATCGAGAGCCGCTATCAGCGTGGCCGGGTGCGGATTGTTGCGGGCTCGGCATGGACATTCATCCGCGGCATTCAACCCAACACGCAGCTGGCGGGAGACCGTTGATGCCCGGATTCGGCAGCCTCATGCCTCTGCTCGACGAGTCGCCGACGTGGCTGAAGAGCGCCTTGCAGGGGTCGCGCGCGGTCGGCAGTAGCGGGGTCGGATTCGGTTCGATGGCACCTGCTGCCGCTGAAGATGAGCAGAAGTTACGGGATGTCGCCGACTTGCCGGAACAGCAGCCATACTATGACCCGGCGACGGGTCTGCAACTGGCTGGCGGCAGAGGTGCCAAATATCAGTCACCGCAACCGAAGAAGCAGCCCACTTATACGATGGAGCCCGATCTTACCCAGCAGCAGATGGGCGTTGGACCGGAGGGCGGCTCGGATGCGCCGAACCCCTATCCGCCCGGCACCGAGGAATCGGACTACTTCGAACGATCGCGGACGGAAGGCCTGCCGCAAGTGCGACGTCCGGGCGTGCTGCCGGTCGCCAAGACGCCCGAAGGCTATACGCTGGCAGTGCCGAAAGCCGCCGAGCTCGCTCAGTACATCATGGGCGGTCCGGCGATCGAGGCGAAGGCGGGCGAGGCTGTGCTCGGCGCGGGCATGGCGCGTGTCAAGAGGGCGGCAGCTGCCCGGGCGAAGGTCGCCGAAGAGACGCCACCTCCTCCCATTGGACATAATCAACCCCCTCAAAATGTCCAAGGACAAAATGTACCCCCTCAAAATGTCCAGATGGATGAGTTCCAGCCAGTGCGCCCGGAGACGCGGACGGCGCAAGAGATTGCATATCCACCGCCGCCGAAACCGGTCGGCGATCGCAGCAAGTTCGTCGATGCGTCCGGCAATGCCATCGAAGGCGCGGCTTATACCAAGGAGGCCCGCCGCATCCTTGATGAGATCGCCGCCGGTCCGAAGGGCGCGGGGCCGATCGATCTGACAAAACCGACGACGCTGCCTCCCGTGCCGCAGGTTGATCTGCCGCGTTATGCGCCACCGCGAGGTGTCTCGCCTCGGCTGCAGGATGCTCTGAACAATCCGGAGGTGCTCGACGGGCTTCGCCAAGGCATCAGGAATGGCATGGAGATGGGCGCCCACAACTGGTACGTCAACGATGCCGTCCGGGATGCCTTCGTCAAGGAGCTCGGACCGGTGAAGGGACAGTCTGAGTTCGAGCGCATGATGGACAATGTCGCTGCGACCTCGCCGCGTTCTGATGTGCCGACCAATGTGCGAAATGCATCCTACTATTTCGCTCATGCGACGCCTGCCGATTTGCCGGACAAGAATCCCTATCCTTATGGACACATTGCGCAGAAGCTGCACCGGCAGAATATCGAAACGATCAGCAGCGAAGGCGGATGGGAGCCGCTGCAGAATCCGAAGCCGGCGTCATTCGCACAGAATCTCAAAGGCAACTACGAGCCTGTCACCGCTGATACGCACGCCTTCCGTGCGATCGGCATGCGAACGGAAGACCCGCGGTTCTTGGAGCCATCGGTCAGTGCGGTGTACAAGGCCGGCGGTGACCCGGCAACGGATACGTTGGTTGGCAAGTACGGAGAAATTTCAAAGAACAAGAAGGGTCAGGATATTGTGACGTTCAGACCCAGACAGCTATTCGATAGCGGCAAGCTAACGATGGAGGATGCGAAAAAGATTCCATATTTCTGGGCAACCAAGCCTAAGGAAAACGAATATGCCGCAGTGGAGCAACTCTACAAGCAGTTGGCGGCGGAGCATGGCCTGACGCCGGCTGGCGCGCAGGCTGCAGGATGGGCGGGTTCGGGCGAACTCACCGGGCTCGGAACGGTGCCGACGCATACCTTCCCGGAGCTCCTCAACGAGCGTATCCTTTTCACTGCCAAGATGCGCGGCGAGAACCCGGCGACGACGCTGAAGAATTTCATCCGCGGCAAGAAGCCACTGCTCTCTACCGCACTGACCGCTGGCGCCGGGGCCGCGGGAGCTGCAGCGCTTTCGAAGCCATCGGATGAGGAGCGGCAATAGATGGCTGGCTTTGGCACCATCGCACCCGGACTGGACGATGATGCCGCTCGCGAGCTGCTGGCTCGTTATCCGGTGTCGGATACTCCCGCTTCATTCCCACCAGTACCGTCCGCGTCAGCCTCCGAAAATGAGCAGCCCGACTGGAGGGAACGCGAGGCAGAAGCCGGCCTTGCCGCGAGCCGGCCGAGTGGGGTTTCCACCATGTGGCAGGCGATAAAGCATCCCTCGCTTTACCCTATGTATAAGGCGATGACGGCTCCGCGGGAGGAGCCTGCGCCGGAAGCCTCCGCGAATCTGCCTGATGCTGGGCCTCCGCTGATCCCGTCGGGGCCACAGATATCCGCCGGCACAAGGATCGGCAGCGCTCTTTCCCAGAACCTTCCGGAAGCCGTCTTTGGGTCGCTCAAGAGCGGCGTCACCGCACCCGGGGAGGCATTGTCCGGCAAGCTACCAATGTACACCCCTGAGGGCACTCTGAACCCGGATGTGGTGGGACGCGCCTTGGACATTGCCGCGCTCGCTGGCGGAGGTTCAGTAGCAGGGACGGCCGAGCGTGCCGCGGCTCGAGCACCGGGTGACTTCCGTGTCATGGGTCGGCAGCTATTCTCGGACACTGGCAAGCCGGCTGCTGCTGCGGCTGTTGCCGCGCATGCTCCGCAGTACACCACGAGCATCGAGGGTGCGCTCGATCGCATTCCGTCTCAGGTATTGACCGGCGACCAGTTCGCCAATCAGCTCAAGCGCTATGGTGCCAAGCCGGAGGAGATGGCCCATCGCGACGTCAACGACCTGTTGGTGGGACAGCCTTTAGTCACTAAGGCCCAGATTAGGCAGCATCTGGCGGACAATCCGGTCGAACTCAGGCCGATCGAGCGTGCAGTTAAGCCATGGGAGGAGCTCACCTCGGAGCAGCAATATAAAATTGCCGACATGCACATGGAGAACCGGCCCCACATTGAGGAGGACAATCCAAGGGATTACTACAACCGGCTCGTCGAGGAGAATGCAACGTTGTTCGGGGATGCTCCGGTATACCAGCAGTACACCGTGCCCGGCGGTGAGAACTACCGCGAGCGGCTGATGCAGCTGCCTATGACTGGAAAAGGAGATGCGACAGGCGCGGCAGACTTCGCCAAGCAAATGCGTGAAAAGTACGGCGACCGGTGGGTTGGCGAACTAACACCAGCGGAAAACGCTAGGTACGATGCATTAATTGAAGCTAGTCCAAAAGAGAGTGAAGTTTTCAAAGGCGGTCATTGGGAGGAGCCTAACGTCCTGTTCCATCGTCGCTCCACCGACCGAAACTTCGAGGAGCCGCTCACACAAGATCAAATCTACAACAATCAGGCGCGTGACTTCGCCATCAACGAGTCTAATTCGATTCAAGACCAGATGGGTGAGATCGGACGCCAGATTAACCGAACTCGTATGCCGATCGAGGCGGCGCGTCGGGAGCAGATTTTTAGCGATATGCGTGCTGGTAAGATCACTCCCCCAGAGGCTCAGCGCAGATTCGATGAAGTGCCTGATATTCCTGAGCTGAAGCCGCTGCAGGACAAGCTGCAGGAGTTGCGTGCCTATCAAGACAGGGTTCATCGGGAGATTCCGGACAAGGTAGAGCCGCAGAAAACCCTGAGCCTACACGACGAAGAAAACCAGAGCGACTGGCATCAGCAGGGCCGCGAGAAGGGATATGGGTCGGCCGTGCCGCCAGACTGGCAGGTGCGCAAATATCCGGAGAACCCGGACTATTGGCAAATCTATAGCGGCAACCGCACCATCGCCGACGTCCCGGTGGGGGTCGCGTCAAATGAGCGGGAAGCGCTGTCGATGGCGGCGCGGCAGAAGGGATTAACTGATATCCCAGACGCGCCGTTCAAGGGCACCGGCTGGGAGAGGCTGGCGCTGCATGACCAGCTGCGCGAGGCTGCCGAGAAGGGATATCCGCGTATCTCATGGACGGCCGGCGAGGAGAACCCGACCAATCCAATGGTTATGATGCGTGGACGGTCATTGGATGAGCTGCCAGCAGCGCGACAAGCCGAGATACTGAGGGCTGATAAAGGTATCAAGGATTACTACAACAGACGTCGCGTCGATCAGGCCAACAAGATCGGCAAGGCACATGGTGTTCAGGTTCAGCGCGGCGCGCTTCCCAATCAGATTCCGGCCTACTACATGGATATTCCGGACAGCCTTCGCAAAGAGCTGCTGTCCAAGCCAATGAGCCTGTTCTCGGACACAGGCGAAGCAGCCAAGGCAGCCGCAGTGGCGGAACATCTTCCGGCTGAACAAACTGGCGCCCAAAATGCAAGGTATGCAGACTGGCACGCAGCACTGGAAGGAAGAGAAAATGTCCCCGCGCAAGACGTTCACCCGACAGCAACTGGAGAAGGAGCTGGGGCAGCCCCGGCAGCCCCAGCACCCGGAGATAATGTCCCCGGAGGAGCTGGAGGAAGAGACGCGGGGCTGGAACAGGCACAGATATCAGCAGAGCGCGCCGCCGGGCGCCATCTCCCGCTCCCGGGACTTCCCCAAAAAGCCCTCCCGGTAGGTGATCGGCTCTACATTCCCGGGCCAATAGGCAAGATCAAGGACGTTGCCGAAAGCTATATGCGCGATCGGCCGCAGCCGACCTATCACCTGTCGCCTGATCAATATCATCCAGTAGACCCCGAGCACTCCAAAGCCATTGCGCAGGCCTTCGAGGACATGCCGCATGCGCCGGACGACCCGGCAGTGAAAAACTCCTATGCGGCGATGATCAAGGAGACGCGCGACCAGTATGATCACATCCGCGCTCAGCATCCCGAGCTGCAAATCGAGGCGAACAAGCCCGGTGAAGACCCCTATGCGGCGACACCGCGGCTGGCAGCGAGGGATGTCGCGGAAAACAATCATTTTTCGTTCTTTCCGACCCAAGAAGGTTTTGGCACTGGCGAGCAGGGTGGCATCGATATGGCGACGCATCCGATGATGCAGCCATCGGGCAGGACGCTGAATGGCAAGCCGCTGCTCAACAACGATCTGTTCCGCATCGTTCATGACTACTTCGGGCACTTGAAGGAGGGCTACGGTTTTCGCGCTGCGGGCGAGGACAATGCATGGCGATCGCATGCGGCGATGTATTCCGATCTGGCGCGACCGGCGATGACGAGCGAGACGCGCGGCCAGAACAGCTGGGTAAATTATGGTCCGCATGCCGAGGCTAATCGCGGGGCATCGGCGGCCGACACGATATACACCGACCAGAAAGTCGGCCTGATGCCGGAGTGGACGATGCGCGATCGCGGCAGTCCAGAGCCGATCATCACCTATCAAGGCTCACCGAGCGGGCATTCGATGGTCGATATGTCGAAAATCGGCAGCGGTGAGGGGTCAGCCGCTCGTGGGCAGGGCATGTACAGCGCGGAAGCCGAGCCGATCGGGAAGGCTTATCGGATTATGACTGCGGTACGGCAAGACCCGTTGCTGAAAAAATATAGGTTAAACGAGCGCGATACCAATTCTATGGCTCGCGATCTGGCTGATACCGAAGGTGATCATGGTCCGGTTGTCGAGGACTTACGGGACCATATTGAAAACATGAAGGCTAGGCTGGGCGATGGAACCTTAAGTGATGTTCAGGCAGCGGAGACCCGGAGCCAGATCGACAGATCACAAAGGATGATTCGCTATCTCAACGATTCCAACCGGGCGAAGGGACATCTGTATCAGCTCGCGCTCGACCGGCCGATGGAGCATTTCCTGCACTGGGATAAACCGTTCAGTGAGCAATCGGACTATGTGAAGCAGAAGCTGCAGCCGATGCTCGACGAGCGAACACCAGTCATTCAACAGGCGCGCGCGCATCTGCTGGCACGAACGCAAGAGCGGCTCGCGCAGTTGCCGCCGGGTGTCAAGAACCAGAGACTGGAAGCCGATCTGCAGCGCTATTCCCAGCCTGTCGACTGGACGAATACGCCCGGCGAGAAGCTCTATGGGGTGGCGGCCCATTCCGCGCTGGGACGGGCGGCGAAAGACGCGGAAGAAGCATATCCGGTCGCAAGCCAGTATCTGCGCGCCAGAGGAATCGCCGGCATCAGGTATCTCGCCGGGCAAAACTTCAACCTTCCACGCGGCGTTCTGGCAGGCAGCCATAACTATGTTTCATTCACTGCGCCGCGCATCCTGAAGCGCTATGCCATTCCGGGCGCGATTGGCGCAGGCGCTGCTGGTGCAGCCGCAAGTCAGCGAGGTGAAAATGGCTCGTAGGCTTCAGCCGCACGAGAAAGACCCCTATGCCATCGTCAGCACGGTCAACGAGCTGGTCGATGGCCGCTCCAACAATGTCGGTTCGAAGGGAAATATTGGCTCGTCACAGTTTAATGCCGTGACGCTGACGCCGGGTGCAACGACAACATCTGTCATTTTTGCGACGGCATCGGTGACATCCATGGTGTCGCTCACTCCGCGAACGGCGAATGCTGCAGCAGCAATACCGACAACTTATGTCTCATCGAATCTCAATGGCAGTTTCATTCTCACCCACCTAAACAATGCACAAGTCGACCGCACATTCGATTTCGCAGTCGTCGGAGGTTAGGCTTTCGCTTATCCCTTCGCGATATATCGACGGCGTTTGGCCATTCGCAGAAGCGTTTCTCTTGCGTTCATACCGACGCACCGACCAGAACATTCCAATTGGTCTACGCGATGAGCTGCGCGACGGCCGGCGGCAGCTCTGGACGATCACACAAGGGGACGTGACAATTGTCGCCGCAGGCGTTACTTCTGTCTTCGCGTTGCGGTCGGGCTTCGCACTGAAAATCGAACACCTCGGCGGCGGTTCAATGCGGCAATGGTTGCCTCTGCTCAAGGAGCTGGAGGCTTACGCCCGAGACCGAGGCTGCAAGAAGCTGACATGGGAAGGCAGGAGCGGCTGGCAGCGGCTGCTTCCTGACTACCGGGTGTCAGCGGTGGTAATGGAAAAGAGGCTCGACGCCGATGGGTAGCAGCTCACCAGCTACAACTACGCAACAGCAAAACACGACAACGACCGCTAATCCATGGGCAGCCGCGACGCCGCTGCTGAACAATCTGATTGGCGGCTATACCGGTGTCAACCCTGCCGTGACGCCGGGGCAAGCGCAGGCCGGTCAGAATTTGACGACTGCGGCAGCTGGCATCCCGAACCTGACGCCGCAAGCCACCCAATCGGTTCAGCAGCTATTCCAGAATGCCGGGATGATTCCGGCTGCCTATCAGCAGACGCAGCAGAACCTCAGTCCGATCGCTGGCGCCAATCTCAATCCATTTCAGACCCCCGGTTTCTCGGATGCTCTGGCCAAGGTGAATCAAGACGCCCTCAATGCAGTAAAAGGCGTCTATGCCGGCAGCGGACGCTCGCCATCGGGTGCAGGTGATTTCGGAAAGACATTTGCTCAGGCTGTTCTGCCGCAAGAGGCAGCCGCGGTTTCTGGCCAGTACAATCAGAACGTTGGCAATGTGCTCAGTGCTCAGCAAATGCTGCAGAACGCTGGTATCAACACCGCGCAGGGGATGGGCAACGTCAGCATGCAGGCGCTGCAGCAGGCCGGGCTATTGCCGAGCCTAGCGATGGGACCGGCGGCGCAGCAACTGAATGCGGCAAACATAGTGCAGGGGCAGCCGGTGCAAAACCTCAATGCGCTGTTGCAGCCGGGCGCCGTTCTCGGCGGCTTGGGTGGCACCACGACAGGCACGGGCTATTCTACCGGCCAGCAGATGCCAGCCAACAATCCGCTGATGAATGTTCTCGGCGGTGTGAGTGCAGGTGCGGGATTGCTCGGTGCCTTGGGCGGCAGCGGAGGCATCATGAGCCTAGCGCCTTTGCTAGCGATGTCCGATCGGCGCCTGAAGACTAACATCAAGGACATCGGCCGCACGCACGATAACCAGAAGATTTACAGCTATCGCTTCAAGGCGGGCGGGCCGCCGCAGATCGGCATGATGGCGGATGAGATCGCGAAGAAGATGCCTGAAGCAGTTGTGACCGGACCAGACGGCATGAAGGCTGTGCGCTACGATCTCGCAACGCGCAAAGCCGCCAAAATGGGAATGCTGTCCGCGAGACAGGCGCCACAGCAAGAAGCCGCATAGGAGATCACGATGCCAGCACCTCCGCCATTCCAGATGACGCCGCTGCAGTTCGCACAGTCACCGACGCTGAACTCGCAGTTTCCGGCGCTGGCGAAAAGTCTCGCCGGTCTGAGGCTCGGGAATATTCCGCAGCAGCCGCCAGCCGTTGCGCCGGGTAGTGCAGTCCCGGGTGCTACCGGACCGACATCTGTCGGCGGTCCTGCCGGTTCTACGCCACTCGTGGCACCCGGAGTGCAGGCGCCGAATCCCGGGGCCAATGTCGGGCAGGCATCCAGTCCATTTGCCGGACCGGTGCAGCCCGGGCAGCCGCAGCCTGCACCATCGGGGATAATGGATGCCATCAAGGGTATGACACCGCCGCAGATACTGAGCTGGCTGCAGAACACCAGTACGCCCAACATTGCCCGGACCCTCATGCCCAACGTAAGCATGCCGGGTGCGCCGGCTCAGGTACCGGGTGGTGTTGCGGGCACGGCAGCGCTGACTGGCGCCGGAATGCTGCCGGCCGACATGACGAATCCGTATGGAGGCCAGAGTGCCTGATCTGTCTAATGGCGATCTGCTTGAGAGCATCATCCGACGATCGATGATGCCGGCGGGACCGGGCGATATTCCTGCTGGCATCGGTGATCCTAACGAGCCAGTGCAGCCGGGTGTGACGCCGGGTTCGTGGCTCGATCGGCAGACGCGCAAGAAAAAGCAAATGCCGTGGGACGCGCCTCCAGCTCCGGCGCCACAGGGCTTTGGGGTACAGGGAAGCTGGGATGCTGGCGCGCCTCCGGCAGCACCGGAGTGGGGCGCTGGCGCCGGCATGCTGGCACCGGGTATCGGCGGGCTCGGCAATATGAATCCGGCGGTGACGACGGCTCCGACCAATCCGCTTGACCCGAATTATGCCCCGCCGGCTTCGACCGCGAGCCAGCTGCAGGACTTGGTGAGGCCGAGCACAAGCACACCCGATCGAGTGCCACTGCCCACTCCTCGGCCCGATGTGCCAGATGTCGCTACTCCAGCGGAGGCAGGACTGCCGCGGGAACGGCCAGCCGAAGCTCCGCAACGCGAGGCAGATGGCCAGCCAGCCGCGATACCGCGTGAGGTCAATGGCCAACCCACAGTGATGGGAGGTGCCACTAATCAGGCCGGGATGCTTCCGAGCATTGGCGATATCGGCAGCCGCATCATGCAGGGATTAGGTGCTCATTCGAACCTGTTGCTGGCGTTGGGTGCTGGATTCGCTGGTGCGCCCAATATCGGGCAAGGCATCTCGCGTGCGGCTGCGGCGGCCATTCCGGCAGGGCAGGCCGACATTCAACAGCAACTAATGATGGGCAATCAAGGGGCAGCCTACAATGCGCTGATTGCTGCTGGTGTACCGCCGAATCTTGCCCGGATAGGTGCGACGGACAAGGAGGTCATGAAGAACCTGCTTGGTACCTACGTCAATCCGAAGATGGAGATCAAGGAGGTCAAGACCGAAACGCCGCTTGGTACGCAAACGAGGCTATATGCAGTCGACCCACTTGGTCGCAGGCCAACGGTTGATGTCCAAACCGGTCAGCAGGTTGGTCCGGGTTACGCGGGTGGCGGTGTCGCAGGCGCTCCGCCCGGAACGCCCGGTTCGCAGGTGACTGGGATAGGTGGCGCTGCTGTGCCTCCCGGCACTGACATACAGAGGAGCGCAGCTGGTCAGGCGCTCAACGATGCCATGGGCGGCAAGCTGCCTGCGGATGCGATGGACAAGTACTGGCAGGCCGCGCAGCTACCATACAATTATGACCCCGAAACCAACCGCGACGAGACTTTTCTGAAAACGCTCGACCCGATCACGGGCAAGGCAGTCAAGGACATTGCCGATGGCAAGCTGCCGGGAACGGGGCGCAACCTGCAGAAATTGATGCCGCTGGTGTCGCGCTATGAAAACGGCTTCGACAATGTCCGCTATCAGGCTCGGCAGGGACTGGAGAAATATTATTATGGCGGCGGCAAAGGCGGCGATCAGCTGCGGGCCGCCAACACTGCGATCGACCACGGCGTCAAGCTGGAGAAGGCGATCAACGATCTCCATAATTTCTCGACGATGCCCGGCTTTTTAAACAAAGCTACCGGCAAGGTTTCGGAGCAATACAACAAGCAATATCAGGATGCGCTGGCGCGGTTCAGATTCCACAAGGAGGTTTTTTCGAGAGAGATGGATATGGCGCTCACCGGCAAGTCGACTGTGAGTGGTCAGAATGAAATGAGAAGCAGGTTCGGAGATTATGCGAGTCCGGTCACTAACCGGGCAGCCCTGTATCAGGCAATGGGTGATCTGCAGGACCGTGTCAATGAACACGAGAACAGCTACCGCACCGGTATGGGCAAAAAGGGCCAGCAATTCACAGACATGCTGACGCAGCGCGGCGCAATGAACACGATGTTGCAAAACGATGCCGCGACCGGACGTCCATTGTCTGGTGGTGCGCGGGCACAGGCTCCGGCAGCCGCTGCACCACAGGCACGTCCTCCGGGTGTCTATAATTTTGACGCGAATGGGAATCCTGTTCAATGACCATCACCATCAATGGACCTGATGGTTCGACGTTCAATTTTCCGGACGGCACGACAGATGACATCATTGGAAGGGCGGTGAGGAATCACTATGGCACGACGCAGGCTGCAGCGCCTGCGGCTCCAGCCACTCCAGCTGCGCCACCGATCGCTCCGGGCGACCCTCGATTTACTCCAATGGCATTGGAAGCAAAGCAGGCCATCCGCGGCTTTCTACCGGGCATTGGTCCCCTCGTCTCGGACAGAGGCAGTGCAGCATTGTCTGCGCTGGCCCAGCCTCTGAGCGGTGCGGGTACGACTGCCCCAACATTCCGGCAGCGCTATGCCCAGAATCTGGCGCAAGAGACCTCGGCGCGTGAGGCTTATGAGGCTGCACATCCGCTGCGCAGTGCGGCAATTCAAGGCGCGTCTGGCACGGTGGGGCTTCTCGCGGGCGGCGGTCTCATTCCGGGAGCCGCCACCGCACTGGGTATGACGGGGCGGCTGGCTACTGCCATACCGAGAGCAGCTGCCAGCGGGGCCGTGCTGGGAGCTGCAGACATAGCTGCTCGCGGTGGCGACCCGACGCAGGGTGCCATTGGAGGGGCTTTGACCGGAGCAGCCGGACCACTGATCGGCAAAGGCGCCGGCATGGTCTGGGATGCGGCGCGTGGCGCGATGCGCCCGATATCGGACGTTCCAGAGCGCTTCCTGCCGCAACCGGTCGCTGGCGTGAATGTGCCGGTTCGCGAATCTGTCCTGACGCGCGATCTTCCGACAGCTCGTGAAGAGCAGATCATGCTCAAGGGTGAGGGTGTGCCGACTGCGGTGCAGGCCGAGCAGGCGACCACTGATGCGATGCGGCAGGCCCACGCCAATCTTGCCACGCAGATGGACCCGACTGGTCAAGCTGCCGCCACTCAAGCTGCCGGCGTTCATCCGCTTGGCTCGGCGGTCGATGATCTAGTGGCGCAGGAACAGCAGCGAGCCTCTGCTGAGGTGGCGCGTTTGGTCGGTGCTCGGCAGGATACGGCGCAATTACGGACCGACGTCGGCGGAGGCGTTCAGGGGCCTATGTCAGTTGCGGACGTAGGCACATCGACCGGACAACGCATTCGCGATCTTTTTGCCGGAGCACGGGCGGCGACGCGCGCAGCCTATGGCGCGGCAGCCAGTGTGCCGGCGACCTACAATCCGCGATATCTGATCAATGCCGGTACCACCATCCGCGATGCATTGAATAATCTGCCCGGGG